GCCCAGCCAATCCGATGACCCACAAGCGCCAGAGCTGTCGTAAGCTCGGTAACTTGATAGTCCTCATCAATAGCAAGCGCCACAGCTTCTCCCGCAGGGGTCAGGTCTCCATCAGCTTGGCAATAGAGATACTCAACTCCGTTGGTGTCAGTAAACCGTGTACCAAGCCTATGCTCAGAAGTGGATTTGACAGAGTCTGCACTAGCCCCAATGATTCCTATAGTCATGATTTAGGCTCCATTGAAGCGACCCTGGAACTGAGCGCCAGAGCACGTTAGATTACCCGCCCACGCCATAATCTGGACCTCAGCGTCCTGATTTACCGCATGTCTGCGGTTTGGCGAAAGTGGGACCATGTTGCGATTCGCATGTGGCCGGTAATGGAGATACTTCGTATTCAGGAACAGCGCGCTGTCCGTGAACATATTGCCACCGATACCTCCGTCCAGGACAACATCTGCGTCCATGTACTTGATAGTCGGGAAGCCGAAGTTACCAACCTTCGGGTCGGTGAACCGCTGTTGCGCTTGAAGAGCGGCGACGTAGTCACCCCACATCACGTTATCGACGATGATCAGATCAGGACGATCTGAATTTCGTACCAACGATGCCCACATCGTATTCCACGCCGCGAGGACAGTGGTAGATGTTACAGTCGTGGCTGTGTACTTGGAACGCCAGAACGCCCAAGTTCCTCGAGCGATACCCCCGTAGGTATCCGTTTGTGATGCAGGAACAGTCGCAGGAAGTGCAGCATTGAGACCTGTGATCTCTTTACCGCTCGATCCAGTGCCGTCCGAATAGAGTCCTTCAGCGACGTAGTTCGCCATTGTGGACTCCGCAACGCCGAGACGACCTTCCATAAGGTCAATCATCTGCTCCTTGCCGCTATTCTGCAACATCTCGAGGCCTGAGATGACAACTGGAACAGCAAGCTGTTTGATGCCAAACTCTGCGGCCGACAGGACGTCCTGTGCAGCGACGGGGAGTAGATCATATCCCGAGTACCAACCCGCGTTCCCATTTTCAGCGAAAGAGAGCTCCTGATAGATCTTCGTACCTCCAGAGAAGGTCTTGATCCGGTTGCCCACCTTCAACTTCGCAAGGATTGCGTTGTTGTCCGAGACATTATCGGCGATGACTTTCGTACGGCTCTCAATCGTAGTTGCGATCAAATCGCTTACGTTTGGAAATGCCATATAGAAAATCTCCGTTAAGGGTTAGGGGAATCCGTGCAACTATCTTGGGGAACTCTGCCGGAAGGCTGGGAAATTCCTAGTTCGTATCACGCGCGGTCAGCGTAACACACTCATATAGGAACTTGCAACTACACCCGCTGACCGGTCTCCAGAGCATCCCAAGCGTCTTGAATTGACCCTCGCATATCACTCGGATCCCTCTGCTTTGGTCCTCTCTCTCCAGACCCACCACCAGATTCCAGAGAAGACGCTGCTTTTCTCTTCTTCTCCGCAGCTTCTTTATTTTCTCTAGTCGCCGCAGCCTCTTGTCGTTGTCGTATAATTTTGGAAATCTCAGGATCAGCAGCACAGGCTCTTTCGTAAGCCTGTTCTATAGTCATTTCCCTACCACGGTTGTATGCGAGCTCCATAAGATCTGCCATATCTTCCCGAACATCCTCAAAGAACTCATTCTTCGAATCAGCTTGGAAGGCGGAGATATCCTGGGCAATCCGAGCATTTGCTTGCTCAGTAATCTGAGACTCTTGTTGAGAGAATCTACCCATAAACTCCTGAAATGGCTTCAACTCCTTTTGCAGAACTTGGTGAATGGCGGAAGTAGTCTCATCCTCTTTTGAGGGAGCCTGACCAGACAAGTGCTCGTCAAGTACTCTGATATCCACCCCATAGTTCTTAATGATCTCTCCGACAACCTTCGCTTTCTCAGCAGAAGACCCCATAGTCAGGCGAGCAGCCGTGGACATTAGGTTGTGTATAGCCTGAGCAGGAGTAGAGTTCTGAGCCTGTATCAAACTCTGAAATGGCGCGACGGTCTGATAATACTCTGTGGCAAGTTTCTTATGACCTGCTGCCTGCTGAAGCCCTGTTTGAATCTCAGTCTCACGACGATGAATCTCAGCCTTCACAGCCGGGGGGAGACCCTTCCAGTGTTCTCGTACTCCAGGCTTCCAAGAAACAGGAGCCTTTTCTAGAGACTCGTTTGACTCCAGGGGCTTTTCTTCTTTTCTATCAGCTCCATCAGACTCTTTCCGATTTTCTGATTTAGCAACCTTCTTGTCTTCTAGAGACCCAGACTTTTTCTCGCCGCCTTCATCAGGCTCTTCCTTCTTTTCTTCTCCCCCCGCCTCTTCTTCTCCTTCAGACCGAATGGGCTCCTCGGTGCCCTGATTCGATCCCCCTGCTTCTTCCCCTTCGTCTCCTCCGGGGGCTTCGAGCCCTTCATCTTCTGTTCCTTTTTCTGCTTCATCCCAAGCGGCGGAAAGTGCATCGCGAGCGGATACGGGTTCTTCAGGGGGCATCGTCCATTCTCCTTATTTTCGGCTTGTAGCCAGATTCTAATTTAGCGATGGAGTCCCTTATTGCCCCAACGCGCTCATTCTTACCAGCTTTGTGTCCAGTAAAGAAATCTTCTCTCTTCGCCTTTGCCTGATCCCACCCATGCTGGATTTCTGGTGTGACCTGCACGACCCCATTCCGCTGATTGTGGTCATGGAGTTTCCTTTGAGTCGTAATAATAGACCCATCAATAGGAGAGACAAAATTGTCGTCTATGCGACCCGTCTTGATGCGAGGAGTAGGGACACACTCCTCCATCTCTCCTGTCTCTTTATTGTATCTATAAGCCCTACGTCCGAGCTGAGCCATTCTTCACCTTCGGCTTTGCCTTTTCTACCTTGATTTTATTCGTAGTCTCGTGGTCATCCTGCTCCATAGCTGCCTCAGCCTGAGCTTGCTCAATCATGATGTCCTTAAGAGCCTCTTCACGAATCAACTGCATCTGAGTTTCGAGTTCATGACGCAACTCTGCAATATCTGCCTCAGCTTTAGCCATAAGTTCGTTCATCTTATTTTGGTGCTTGAGGTTCTCCATACGCTCAGCATGTTGTTCTTTTTCACGCTCAGACTGAGCCTTTATCTTCTCACTATTGTCCTCCTGCTCCGGCGGCTTCGGCTTCTTGAGTTCCTCAATAGCTCGATCAACAACCCCCTCCATTTCCTGGCTACCACGGAACCCTGCAAGAGTCCATTTAAGCATCTCCATGATGGCAGGCATCGCCCTCGGATCCAATTGAAGCAGAGGAGCGGAGCCACGAAGAACTTTAGAGAGTGCATCAAGGAACTTAACTCGACTCTCCTGAAGATCTTGGTAATCCACCATAGCGATGGATTCTGGTTTGATCTCAATCCTCCAACCCATCTCATCTGGAGTCTTTATTAGATCAAGAGCAGCTTGGACCAACGGTGGGTCAGCCTTGGCATCCGCTGTATGGCGAATGTTGCTCTGCTTCATGATGGTCGCAGGATCAAAGTGCTTGGAAATAACCTCTGCCTTGAGGCACATCAAATCAGAGATAAACCTGGAGAACTCCTCTTGCATAGCCTGGACTCGAATAGACGCAAACCGACGTTTTCCCTTCGCCGCACCCTCAGTTTCCCGATCAGGGCCATCCTTACCCCGCATGATCTCAGACATAGAGGTCACTTCGTACAGCAAAGACATCGCATCAGATCTCATCTCTACCAACTTCAAGAGAGCTTCCGAAATATCTTTGAGGGGGAGGAAGGATACTTGTCCCTCAATTCCCCCTTTCTCTGCGAACATAGACCAATTATCCACAGGGATGAGTTCGTTCTCACACCCTTCCGTCAACATACGAGCTATGCCCTCAGCATTCTTATCATAAACCCCAACAACCCTCACCGCCTCAGTAATGATGCCAATGCGAGTCTCTAATTGGTCGATCTCATTGTAGAGATCCTGAGCAATGGCGAAATCTGGCTGGGGAAGAAACATAGAAGAAACTTGGTTGGCTATCCAAGGCTTCGGACAAGGCCAGAAGCCATAGAGTTCCAGCGGGTCGGACTGTTTATCACAAATACCTTCGTAGCCTCGACTCCACCACCAGACACACTTCTTTTTCTTCTCCCAGATCTCCCATACTTCTGCTCGTTCGTGGGCATCAGTCACTTCATCTGAAGACAGCCGCTTTTCGCTAACCATCTTCACACTCTTTTTACTATACTCTAACTGATTAGCGACATTCTCACCGAAGCGATCAGTTGCTTGGTCTTTCGTGAGGAAAGATCGGAAGGCAATCCACGGAACCTCCTTCCATGTGCGAGCATACCCCCATCGGAAATCATCCCAATGAACATAGTCTACCAGAGCATCCTCCTTAAGAAGATCAGATGTGGTGTATCCCTCAGCAAGGATGTTACCCTCGTCGTCTTTCATCTCCTCAACTTCTCGATCCTCGCTATCGTAGTCATAACGAATACGAGCAACAGCGAGGCCGGGGAGGAGCCGGTCTTCCAACAGATGGCCGAAGCATTCCTGGATACCCTCATCCTTGGAGTACACGGAGTTATTCAACATACGACCGAGCATAAGGCTGCCGACTCTCGCTACATCGTCATCAGCATCCGCGTAACGACGAGCAACCTCTACTTTCGGTATGTTGCCAAAGAGCATAGACTTGAGCGTAGCGACATTAGAATGGAAGAGATTAACTCGCATCTGGTTTGAGTTATCCATCTCTGCCCCGCGAGTGGTCTCCATACCACGGCGGTCCTGATATCGAGCCTGAATTCTATTTCCCTGCTTATGCCACTCTGAGGTTCTCTTATCGGCAGCATTCATTTCTGCCAGCCACCGCTGATATTGACCTCCCGGAGTGTTCCGATAGTCTTTTTCAGACTGGATGATGGTCGGTTGGTCGCTCATATTCTTGCCCTGCTGCGAATGACTTTACTCTTCGCTACTTCGCGTTCGGTAAAGAGTTGTTCCAAACTGAATGAGTAATTCAAAGGACCGAGGGCGCTGGAAATAACATCCCTCACTCCTCGTTTCTCAACCCACTCCCGAGCGACCAAGGCAAAGATGCGGAATGCGTCCGAACCATGCGAAGACCAATCATGGAGGGGTTTATCTGTGAATGCTTTTGTGACTTCATTATACTGTCGTCTATAGGCTCTAAGAACCTCAATTCCGATAGCGCATTTCTTCTTGTCCATGTAGCAATACGGGAGGATAAATCTAACAGCATCGATTCCGTGCTGTAGAGAGAGTTTAGGAGCGATACGCGCCGGAAACTCCTGGACCCTCTCTCCATCTTCACCATAGGTCTCCTGACGAAGATACTGCTCAATGGTTGAACGACCAGTTTGCAGACTCTTAGCTTTCGCATCATGCGGGAGCCAGATGGTATTATAGCGGTACCCCTTGGACCGAAGCAACTCGAAATAGAATTCAAGATTCTCAGAATGATGTTCTTCATAATCAATGATAGCCAGACCATCTGGCCGGGTTTGCCAGAACCAGATAGCTGTAGAATCAGTGAAACCTAAGTCCTGAGCCGCGAAGACTTCGAAATCTGGGTCATATGGGACTGTCGTAATTTGAGGATCCTTAATATCTCCACGAAGATGGCGTTCCTCCATTATGGCGATCATGTGCGAGTAATAGGTTCCGATGACCGCAGCTTCAAACGAGCACTCCAATTCCTGCTCGTACTGTGCTTCGCTCATCTGAGCCTTCATCTCATCTAGCTCCTCCTGAGGGAGAATGCCAGATGTGCTCGCCTTAATCTCTAAGTAGAACCAGTTGTCCTCTCTCTTGGCTCTTTCTCTGACTTCGTAGAAATGGTTTTTTCCTTTAGGGGTCCCAATGAAGACTGCCCATCCTTTTCTATCGGCGAGGGTAGGCAAGACAACCTCCGCCCACAGACTAGGGCGACAATCACCGTACTCATCAAGAATAACCCCGTCAAAATACAAACCCCGAAGGGCGTCAGGGTTGTCAGCTCCGTATAGAGCAATTTTAGCTCCATTAAACAGCTCCACTGATAGTTCAGATTCTCTTACCTTGACTGCTGAATCTTTAGTCGCCTCTTTTAGATACATCCAGGCGACTTCTTTAGCTTGGCGATAGAAGGGAGCAATGTACCCGAACCGGGCATTCTTTTTCTGAGTATATAAGGCTCGAGTATGGAGGTCGTTGATGCACGCCACTGTCTTACCAGCACGACGATGGCAGACCAGAGCAGCCCACCGTTCCTCCCGACCATGGAAAGCTTCAAACTGCTCTCGAGGTTCGTAGTAAACATTTATTTGTCTGCCAGACATTAGCTGGGGGTTCTCACAGCAATAAAGAAAAATCCGTAGTTAGCGTCTCCCACATCGTTATCCATCATAACCTCAAAAGAATCAACTGTGAGATCTATGATATTAGGGCGAACACTGGTGTTCTCAGCTTCTATGGGAGTCACAACAACATGTAAATCTGTCGCTGCAGAAAGATTAAGATTGTGGGTTATGACGTAATTTCCAGTTGCTGGATTAGTCACAGTCCAACCAGTGGGGAGGACTTCTGCGGCAACACTAGCATCCACATAGCCGTGGAAAAGACCAGTCTGATCCTGTATAAAGTCGTCCAATGGTTGGAGAATAAATTCACTGGCAGAATCATCCCAAATAAGGACTGCATCTTCCCCAGGATCCGCTACCTGAGTAAACTCAAAGAGTAATCCCGGAAGAGAGCCAAGCGCCGAAAAAGGCACTGACACTATTCTCCTTCCACCACTATCGTATTTCTGGGACATTACGGTGGCGCATTCTCATAGGGGTGACCCCCAGGTAGATTTCCCTCCAAACCCCACTTCCACGCCAGATATCCCTCTAACTGATCCCATACAGTCGATGAAATCGTGTTATTGAACACGATGAATTCTCCCAAATCCATATCCATGTGATTAGTTGTGGTCGGGAAAGCTCCGGTAGCAGTTTGGAACGCACCGAGCATAGTGGCCCCGGCTCCGCGAGTATCACTGGTGTTTCCAGATGTTCCGTAAGAGGTATCTTCGTTCTCCAGACTGGCGTTAAGATATACTCGTCCGTCTCCGTTTGCGTAATCGTACTCGAACGTGACTAACCCATATGTCTCCGCGAATGACACCCCAGCGACTACGTCAGCAGAGGTCTCAGCGTCTAGTCTGCAGCCGCGCAGAGTGATCTCATTCGCAGTTGTTCTCGAAAAGAATCCAGAAAATCTGGCAGAGCCACCACCGAGAGACCAGACGTACGAGGTTCTGTTCTGTGCAGACCCATCTGTCGCAATCTTTTTCAGTACCATGAATGCTACTGCGTATCCAATGTTACGCATCAAGTCCCGGTTCTCGGTGGAATTATCTGACAACGAGTCATCTGATCCGTCGAATCGGACGATATTAAGCCCGTTCTGCTCAGCAGACACATACAATGGCTGTTCAGCCGTGTCGTTCTGTACGTACGCAAACGCATTTGCTGACTTATCCGTCCACTCACTGACGCCCGTATCGATAGAAATAGTGCTGCTGTCAGCAGCATCTAGCCAGACATCGGTAGATACCTGACTTGGGTCCCAGCGAACCTGAAAAGTTGTGGCAGACGACTGTCCACCACCTGGGGAGGGGTTTAGGACTGTGATGTCCAGGGTATTAATAGAGTTGGTATCCCCCGCAGTCAGCGTTATGACAATCGTAGTGGCGTTGATATATGAAGTAGTGCGGCTAATCCCATCAACTCTGGCTACTGATTCAGGGATGAACCCTGTTCCAATAATGGTTACGTCTAGTGTACTGCCACCATCTTCGATATAAGAGTGTGGTGGAGATAAAGAACTAATCACTGGGGCCGGGTTTAGAGCACTTCCAGACCACCGCTCAAGACCGGAATTATCGTAGACACGAGCCACTAAGCTTCCTCAACTCCCGTGATTATGTAGTCGACCACTGTGGCATTCGTTGTCATTATCTCAATGAGATCACCTGCTTCTAACAGCATACGAGATCCTTCATCAAAACACTCAGCACTCTCATTCTCAGAGAGAATGAATCTTTTCCATACACGACTCGTGCCAGAAGGATTCAGGTAGACGACAACGGTCTCTTCATTAGAACCCGTATTGAATAAGGAAATCTGTGAAACATAGGCGACTGTATTCGCTGGAACAGTGTACGCAGTTGTCTTACTGTTGGGGACCTGACCCTCAGCTAAAATTTTCCCAGTAAAGTCGGTCATATTCCAGCATGTCCAAGTTGAGGGGGATACGCCGGAGTGACATCCGTAGTATCAGTAAGCTTCTTCAACGTCGTTCCGTCTAGGGTAATGTAGAAACCAGCGCCGTCTCCAGGATCATACTGGAGATTGTAGATGACGTACTCAGAAAGAACGCTGGGGAGGTCGTCAGCAGACTTTATTACATAGACATTTCTGTTCGGAATACGAGGACCTTTATCTGGCCCCTTCATCCACCAGCCGCCGCAATCGCATCCTCGATCGCTTGTCGTCGAGATTTGATCTTCTCAGCACCCTCATTAGCGATACCAGTCCCTAAAGGGACGTCCTCCGCCACAGGCTGCTCTTTCTGCATTTCTCGATTTCGTAGGTAGAGTCGCTTATCGTACTCTAGATCATCAAGTTCTCTGGGAGGTCCTGGCCAGATAGCATCGATCAGCTTCTCCAAAGTGTTTCGAAGGTCTTCTCTTTCGTCACTCATCTAATGGTCCTCTGGGTAGTACGTGATTGATCGTAATTCCACCAGTCAGCTCCATCTGACTCTTAGCAGAAGTGGGGAGCATCCTTGCATAGAGCTTAATGAACTCACCGTAGTTCTCATCAGCCCAATGTGCGAGTCTTGGGACTCCGCCCACAAGCTGGAAGGCGTCGTCGAAGGCTGTCTTAATCTCTTCCCGATTAAACGTCCGTGGAATACTGATCCGTGACTTACCATTTCCGCTCTCAGCGAGATTGGAGAGAGACTTACACTCTCTAGCAACTTCTGAGTAGGGAAGAGGGTCCACATACTCTCTATGGGACTCCTCTTTGGCCTCCTCAATCGCCTCCTCCCTGGAAATGAAGCGAACTACCTTGCCTTCATCGTTCATATTGAGCTCCAATGGAGCCCAATAGTACACGGAGCGGGTTTGAATTGCAACCGAAGTACCGCTATGTAATAATATAGTATGTGTGATGGCGTCTATAGGAGATAAAAGTGAGTAGTACAGAAGAATTTCTAGAAAAAATGCGGGCGTTGGAGAAAGAAGTAATCGAGAAATCTCCTAGCGTAAACATCAGACACTTATGGAAGCTGGTTCAGAATACAATGGACTCTATCCCTGTCGAGGAAACCCCTGCTACGACTCTTGTCGCACTCACTAACGCCGCCATTTTGTCCTGGCTGGTGATGAAAAAGCCAGAAGCAACCAAAGAAGTGTTTATGGACCTCACAAATACGAGCTACGACGTTATGGAGCTGTTGTGGAACGAATTTCAGAGTCATAGGAATGTGTGAACACCCAATTGATGAAGTATTCGCCAGCTTATTAGAGGCTTACATGGCGACAAGTGAGCCGTGGCAGGATAAATTGGCTACTCTAGAACGGTTACGCGACAAAATTGATTTAGAAATAGAAACAATAAGGAACCACTACACGTGATTTTTAAACTTCAACTCCCCTTAGCCAGCAACGAAGACGCTCCCCCTGCTCTGCTCTACAATGAGGATCGATCTATCCTTCATTTCGTCCCCGTTACACCGGAAGTTAAGGAACTTTTTGCAGACGGGGAATATAAGATCTATATTAAGGGGGGGTTTAAGCGGGGG